GGCCGCCCATGCAGTCGGTCGACTATGCGGCCCTGGTCAAACAGACCACGATGACCGCCGCCCTCAACCTCTGCCAGACCATCAGCGGCAAGCAAGACAAGGCCTTTGTCGGCCCCGGTGGCGTGGTGGGCAGCCAGGCCCAGTGGTCGCGCATCCTCAATGAAGCCGGAGCCCACTTCTTCCCCCACGACAAGCTCAACTTGTTCATGGACGTGGCCGGCAACGAGGCGCCGCTGCTGTGGCTGCTGCACTCGCGGGGCTACGACATCCGCAGCTTGCGCAAGCGCGAGACCGAGACCGAGCAAAAGCTGCGCGAGACACGCGACGAGCTGGCCACGCTGCGCCTGAAGCACCAGGCGGTGATCGAGGCGCTGACCGGGAGGCCCGCACCATGACCGCCTACACCCCGCGCGGCTTCCCCAAGGCCGCAATCGAGCACATCACCGCCCACGGCCCAACCTTCTCCGGGCCCTTGGCGGAAGCCATCAACTGCGAATCCAAGAACCTCACCATGATGATGGAGGAGGCTGTGCGCAACGGCGCCCTGGTCAAGGAGCGCAAGCTCCACATGGGCACGAGCTGCAACCTCTGGAGCCTGGGCAGCGGCGTGCCGATTGAGCCGCCCAAGGATGAGCCCCTGCAGGCCGAGGGTGTCGACATCGACAGCGCGCACAAGGCGCAGGCGCAGGCCCACCCCTTCACGCTGGTCGATCACACCGCCATCGACGACCCCGAGCCGGCCTACCGGCCCAGGGTGAAGCCTGATGGTCCAATGCCAGGGCCAGCACCAGCGCCAGCACCCACCGGCAACTCCTGCGAGTTCGCGCTCACCAGCACCGGCCGCCTGCTCATCGACGTGGACGGTGAAAAGATCGCGCTCAACAAGGCCCAGGCCGATCAGCTGATTGCCTACCTGGTGCACAGCCGCCTGACGACATCGGGGGGGGGCAAGCCATGACCCGCCACGCCTTTGACCACGGTGTGTTCTGCATCGACCAGATCCCAAACCAGCCCCAGGTGGCCCACTGCCACTCCTTCTTCATCCACGCTGACCAGCGCGGCCAGGGCCTGGCCAAGCTGCTCAAGGCCCAGCAGTGCGACGCGCTGCGCGAGCAGGGCTTCGATTACGCCACCTGCACCACCGCCGGCGACAACCACCGCCAGCACCGCGTGCTCGAAGGCCTGGGCTGGGCCCGCCTCACCGAGTTCCCCAACTCCAACACCGGCGGCACCACGATCATTTGGGGCTGGAGGGTCGAGCGATGAGCTACACCCCGAGGGGCATACCCCGAGCGGCCATTCTTGCGCTCGATGAGCACGGCGCGCAGTTCAGCGCGGAACTCAGCAATCTGGCCGCCGCAGCCACCAAGGATTTGGTGACCGCCCTGGCGCCCGCCATGGCTCACGGTCTGTTGCGCAGCGAGCCACGCAAGCGGCCCGGCGGGCGAGGGCGGCCCGCCACGCTTTGGTATCTCACGCCTGTCGGCGCAAGGCTGGCTGAACAGCTCAGGAAACCACCGTCTGCACACACCCCCTGATGACCCAGATGGACGCCCCACGCGCGCATGCAGATGATCAGGACACCCCGGACCACTTGCGCAAGCCGCCCCATTCGACCGAGGCAGAGCAGTCGGTGCTCGGCGGGTTGCTGCTCGACCCGTCCGCGTTCGGACAGGTCGCCGAGATGCTCAGCGCGGACGACTTTTACAACCACGTGCACAAACTCGTCTTTGGCGCCATCAAGTCGCTCGCAGGCGATGGCAAGGCGGTGGACGTCGTGACCGTGCTTGAGCGACTCGGCGACAAAGCCCCGGACGTTGGTGGCCTGGCCTACCTTCACTCACTGTCCATGAGTGTGCCCAGCGCGGCCCACATCCTGCGCTACGCCGAGATCATCGTGGAGCGCGCCACCCTGCGCTCCATCATCGCCACCGCGAACGCCGCCATTGCCTCGGCTTACGGCGCCAAGGAGGCATCGTCAGTGATCGATGACGCCAAGGTGGCGTTTGGGCGCCTGGCTGATCAGCGCAAGCTGGGGACGCAACGCATGCCCTTGCTCGGCCTGGGTGAGCTGCGCGAGCACTCGCACGCTGTGTCCTGGCTGGTCAAGAACGTGATCCCGGCCGAGTCCATCGGCATGCTCTACGGTGGGTCCGGCACATTCAAGAGCTTCATCGCCCTGGATGCGGCCCTGCACATCGCCCACGGCTTGCCCTGGATGGGCCGGCGCACCAAGCAAGGCGGCGTGCTCTACATCGCGGCTGAAGGCGGTGCTGGCCTGTGGGCCCGGATCGTGGCCTGGCACCGCGCCAGGCGCCTGCAATGGGGCGATGTGCCCTTCCATGTCATCCCGGCGGCCGTCAACCTCACATCGGATGCCTGGCGCGTTGTGGAGGCGGCCCAGTCCAAGGGACTCGCCCCCACCCTGGTGGTGATCGACACGCTGAGCCAGACCTACGCAGGCGAGGAAAACAGCGCCAACGAGATGGCCGCCTACTTCCGCGAGCTGGGCAACCGCTTCCGGTCCCTGTGGCAGTGCGCGGTGCTCCTGCTGCACCACACAGGCCACCAGGCCACCGAGCGCCCTCGCGGCTCCAGCGCCATCCGCGCCAACCTGGATTTCATGCTGGGCGTCTTCCGCGACGAGAAGGAGATGCTGGCCACCCTCACGTGCGGCAAGCAAAAGGACGGCGACGCCTTCGACGACGCCACGTTTGCCCTGTCCGTGCACGAGCTGGGCACCGACGAGGACGGCGACAAGATCACCTCTCTGGTGGCCCGCCACCTCACCAGCGCGGAAGAGCTTCAAGACGCCATGGTGCGCGAATCCTCTGCCGGGCGTGGCGGAAGCAACCAGCTGCTGCTCAGCCTGCTCCAAAACGGCGCCAAGGAGTCCGACGTGCGCAAGGCCTTCAACGATCAATGCGGCAAAGACACCCCCGAAGCCCGTCGCCAAGCCTATGGCCGAGCCCGTAAATGGGCCGAGAAGAACGGCTTCATGGAGGTGTCCGAAGGCTACATCCTGACCCTCAAAGCCGGAGCCTGAACCGTGACACAAAAGCAATCAACCGTGACACAAAACAAGCGTGACGTGACAAACGCAAGCGTGACAGCCTCGCGCGCGCACGCCCTTCCCATGGAAGGGATGTCACGCTGTCACGCCGTGACACAAAACAAGCGTGACGTGACAGATGAGCGTGACCGTGACAGTCACTCCCCTGTCGGTCGTGACCGTCACGGTCCCCGGCACGAGCCATGCCGTCACACCTGCCCGAACGATGACTGTGCGGGCTGCGCCTTCCCGTCGGCAAAGGGGTTTGCATGACGACCCAATGCCCCGCCACCGAAGCCCATGAGCGACACCTCAACGAGCTCAAGCGGATCACCACCACCCAAGGCCGGCGCGAGTACCTCTCTGGCGTAGAGCGTGCCGAGGGCCGTTTCTATGCACGGTGGTTGCAGGACGACTACCAGGCCTGGCACAACGAACAGCAGCGCCTGATGCGCACAAAAGGAGAAGCCGCATGAGCTCGACATCCCCCATCACCCTGACCCTGCCGTATCCGGTCAGCGCCAACAGGTATTGGAGAAGCTTTGTGCCCCGTGGCCATCAGCGCGCCATCGTCACGCTCAGCGACGAGGCCCGGGCCTACAAGGAGACCGTGAACCTGAAGGCCTGGCAGCAAGGCGTACGCGCCCCCATCGAGGGCCGTGTTCAAGTGCACATCGAGCTGTACCCAAAGCGCCCTCTCGACTGGGCCAAGCGCGCACGCAAAGACCCGGCCGGCTGGGACGACACGGTGCAATGCATCGACCTCGATAACGCCCGCAAGGTGCTCTACGACGCCCTCAAGGACGTGGCCTTCGGCGATGACAAGTGGGTGCTCAAAGACAGCGCCGAGCGCATGGAGCCCGACGAGCATGGCGCCCGCGTGGTGGTCACCATCACCGCGATGGGCAAGCGGGCAGCGCCCCAGGCCTCGCTCATCGAGGACGCCGCGTGATGCTGGTCCTCAAGCCAAAAGGCCGCGGCAACTGGGCCCCCATCACCATGACGGTGGACGGTGACCGCGCCACCCCGCTGCTGGTCAAGGTCGGCGAAACCGTCACCCTGGCCGGCATCGTGTTTCGCATCTGCAAGGTGATCCCATGAACCGTGTCCGCTGGCTTGATCGCCGCGTCGCCGCCCCAGGCCCTTACCTGGCGCTGTGCCTCAACGAGCAGCAATTTGCAGCCGCCTGCCGGCATATCCGGTGCGTCACCCCCCCGCCATTTGTGCGCAACGAATGGTCAGACGCCACGGCGCACTACTTCAACAGCCCCCGCGGTCAAACTGTGATCGTGTGCCTGCGTGGCTGGGAAGGTCGCCACCCCATCGAGGTGGCTGGGATCCTGGTGCACGAAGCGGTGCACGTGTGGCAGGAGTACGCCGACCGCATCGGCGAGACTCACCCAGGGCGCGAACAAGAGGCCTATGCCATCCAGGCCATCGCCCAGGAACTGATGGACGAGTTTGCACAGCAAATGCAGGCAATGCATGATTCGCAGCGCAGCGAGAAAGATTGAAATGCCCAAGACCACGGACGAGCTCAGCGGCAAGGAGGCGCACTTTGTCGACGAGTACATCATCGACAAGAACGCCACGCGCTCAGCGCTTGCCGCAGGCTATTCGGCCAAGACCGCCTACTCGGCGGGCCACAACCTGAAGAAGAAGCCCCGGGTGGCCGCAGCCATCAAGCGCGCCCTGGCCGAGCAGCAGCGCCGCACGCTCATCACCGCCGACGGTGTGCTCAAGCGCCTGGACCGCCTCGCGGCTAAAGCTGAGGCCTCGGGTGACCACAGCGCGGCCGTGCGCGCCAACCAGTTGCTGGGCCAGCACTACAAGCTGTTCACCGAGAAGCACGAGCACGGCGGCTTGGGCGGCGGCCCGCTGGTGATGCAGGTCACGTCGACGGACGAGAAGCTGTGAGCGGCTTCTCCCTCACCGAGCGCCAAGCCCTGGCCCAAACTGTCCTGGCCAGCGACGCCACCTGGCTGATGCTGTTCGGTGGTGGCCGCTCCGGTAAAACCTTCCTGCTGCTGCGCAACATTGTCATGCGGGCCCTGAAGTCCCCAGGCTCGCGTCACCTGGTGGTGCGCTACCGCTTCAAGCACATCAAGACCTCGATCATCCTGGACACCTTCCCGAAGGTTATGCGCATATGCTTCCCCGGTGTGCACTACGACCTGAGCAAGACGGACTGGTATGCCCGGCTGCCCGGTGGTGCGGAAATCTGGTTTGCGGGCCTCGATGACAAGGAGCGCATGGAGAAGATCCTAGGGGCTGAGTACGTCACGCTCTACATCAACGAAGCCAGCCAGGTGCCGTGGGCTGGTGTGCAGATGCTGCTGACCCGTCTAGCCCAGCGCGTCGACCAGGTGCTGCAGGGCAGGGCGCCGGCGCCGATGAAGCTGCGCTTTTACTTCGACTGCAACCCGCCCAGCAAGGCGCACTGGACGTTCAAGGTCTTCAAACAGAAGGTCGACCCCGACACAAAGGAGCCGCTGCGCAACCCGCAGAACTACGACAGCTTCCAAATGAACCCGACCGACAACGCCGCGAACTTGTCGCCCGAGTACCTGTCGACGCTGGATGGCCTGAGTGAGCGAATGAAGCGCCGCTTCCTTCGCGGTGAGTTCGGCGACGCCACCCCGAACGCCCTGTTCGACGAGGCGGTGATCGACCGCTGGCGCACGGCCGACGGCGACGAGCTGCCGCAGCTCGTGCGCATCGTGGTGAGCGTGGACCCGTCAGGCGCCAGCGACGACGAGCAGAACGCGGACAACGACGAGATCGGCATCGTGGTGGATGCCCTTGGGGCGGATGGTCGGGCCTACCTGCTCGAAGACCTCACAGTGAAGGGCGGACCCAGCACCTGGGGCAGCGTCGCGGTGCAGGCCTACATGCGCCACCGCGCCGACTGCGTGGTGGGAGAAACCAACTTCGGCGGGGGCATGGTCAAGTACGTGGTGCAGGCTGAGGCCAAGAAGCTGGAGGTGCGCGTGCCCTTCAAGATGGTGACCGCCAGCAGGGGCAAGACCCAGCGCGCCGAGCCGTTTGAGCCGCTGTACGAGCAAGGCAAGGTGCGCCACGTCGGCCTATTCCCGAAGCTGGAGGACGAGATGTGCGCGTTCTCCACGGGCGGCTACACCGGCCCGAAGTCACCGAACCGAGCAGACGCGCACATCTGGGCACTGGCCGAGCTGTTCCCCTCGATGACCAGGCCAGAGACACAGAAGGCGGTGCATGTCGAGCCGATTCCTGTGGCCAGCCCTTGGCGCCGATGACGCCTCGCCGCTAAACTGCGCACCGTGGGCGAACTTGTCGCAAGGCAGGGATGGCGAGCCGGCCGTCTGATATGCCGTGACACGCACCGGCCGCCCACACCTCTCGGCCTCGCGGCCCGCTGAGTACTTCGAGTCGCCAGCAGCTCATCACCCTCACGGGACAGATGACCATGGCGCAGCTCAGCAAAGCCGAAAAGCTCAAGCAGATCCACACCGAAGCGCTCGAAGAGTTCGAACGCATCCAGCAGGCCATGCGCAACGAGCGCCTGCAGTGCCTGCAAGACCGTCGCTTCTATTCGATCGCTGGGGCCCAGTGGGAAGGGCCCATGGGCGAGCAGTTCGAAAACCGGGTGCGCTTCGAGTTCAACAAGGTGCACCTGGCGGTCATCCGCATCATCAGCGAGTACCGCAATAACCGCGTCACCGCCACCTTCATCCCGAAGGACGGCACCACCAACACCAAGATGGCCGACACGTGCGACGGCCTGTACCGCGCCGACGAGCGCGACAGCGGCGCCCAGGAAGCCTACGACAACGGTTTCGAAGAGGCGGTCGGTGGCGGCTTTGGAGCCTGGCGGCTGCGGGCCTGCTACGAGGACGAGGACGACGACGACAACGATCAGCAGACGGTGCGCATTGAGCCCATCTTTGATGCTGACTCGTCCGTGTTCTTCGACCTGGACGCCAAGCGCCAGGACAAGAGCGACGCCAAACGCTGTTTTGTGCTCACCTCGATGACGCACGCCGCGTTCGAAGAGCAGTTTGGCCACAACCCCAGCACCTGGAACAAGGCGGTGCACCAGCGTGAGTTCGACTGGCTCACCCCCGATGTGGTGTACGTGGCCGAGTACTACCGGGTCGAAGAGGTGAGCGAGCTAGTGCACTTCTTCCGTGGGCTTGACGGCCAAGAGATCAAGGTCGCCGCAGCTGAGCTGCAGGACGACGATGAGCGTGCCGCCACGCTGCAGGCCACCGGCTTCCGTGAGGTGCGCCAAAAGCGCGTCAAGCGCCGCCGCGTGCGCAAGCTCATCCTCAGCGGCCAGCAAGTCGAGGAAGACGAAGGTCACATCGCCGGCAAACACATTCCCATCGTGCCCGTCTATGGCAAGCGCTGGTTCATCGACAACATCGAGCGATGCATGGGCCACGTGCGCCTGGCCAAGGATGCGCAGCGCCTGCAGAACTCGCTGCTGTCGTGGCTGACTGAGATCGCGTCCCGCTTCGACACCGAAAAGCCCATCCTCTCGCCCGAGCAGATCCTGGGCCACGCCACCATGTGGGCGCGCGACAACGTCGAGCGCTACCCCTACTTGCTGCTCAACCAGCTGCGCGACGCGGACGGCAACCCCATTCCTGGCTCGGCCACCCCGCTGGCCTACACCAAGGCCCCCAACGTCCCGCCCGCCATGGCCGCGCTCATCCAGATCGCCAGTCAGGCCCTGGACGATCTGCTGGGCGCGCAGCAAGCCGGTGAGCAGATCCAGCCCAACCTGTCAGGCAAAGCGGTGGAGCTGATCCAGAACCGCCTGGACATGCAGAGCTTCATCTACATGGACAACCTGGCCATCGCGGTCAAGCGCTCGGGCGAAATCTGGCTGTCCATGAAGAAGGACGTCACGCCCGAGCAGGGTCGGCGCATGAAGACCGTGTCGACGGACGGCGAGGTCGATTCGGTGGTGGTCAATCAGCCGTCATTCAACGCGGAAACCAACGAGCAGTACGTCGAGAACGACATGGACGGCGCGAACTTCGACTGCTGGGCGGACGTGGGCCCATCCTCGTCGAGCCGTCGCGCATCGACCGTGCGGGCGCTTACCGGCATGGCCTCGATCACCACCGACGACAACGACCGGGCTGTGCTCACGGCCACGGCAATGATGAACATGGAAGGCGAAGGATTGCAGGAGGTGCGCGACTACTACCGCAACAAGCTGGTGCGCCTGGGCGTGGTCAAGCCTACCGAAGAGGAAAAGCAGGAGCTGGCCGCCGAGCAGCAAAACACGCCACCAGACCCGCAGGCTCAGTACCTCATGGCTGCAGCGGAACAGGCCCAGGCAGACGCTGCCCTGGGTCGCGCCAAGACCGTGCAAAGCGTGGCCGACGCTCAGCTCAAGCGCGCTCAGACCGCCAAGACCATGGCGGAAACCATGGGCGCGCACAACGAGCAGCAGATCGCCAGCGCTCAAGCCCTGCACGACATGCTCATGTCCACCAAGCAGGCTCAGATGCTGCCGCAACCGCCTGTATTTCAATGAAATCGAACGTAATGCCTTGAATCGTTCAAAGCATTTGAATATCATCGCGCGAAACCCACCCTTGCACCAGACAAAGGACGAGACATGGCCGGCGATGATCTGAACCAGGACGACGACAACTTGACGGGCGGCGGTGCCGCCACAGGCGACGACAAAAAAGCCACCGAGCGCGAGCCCGGCGAGGTGGTTGGCGAAGCTGTCGAGATCGAAGGCGAAGCCGCCGAGGGTGGCGATGGTGAAGAGCCCGGAGAGGTGGTTGTCACCATCGGCGACGAGCCCCCGCCCGCCGAGGAAGAAGACCCCGCCCGGGCACCACAGTGGCTCAAGGATCTGCGCAAGTCCAACCGCGAGAAGGACCGCGCCCTGCGCGAGCGTGACGCCGAGATCGCCCGCCTGAAGGGCGCGCAACAAGGCCAGCCGGCCGCCCTGGTGCTGGGCGACAAGCCGACGCT